AACCGGCATCACCGGCACAAGCGGTATCGGTTCAGTTGCAATGGGAACCAACGGTGGAGCGGTTACTTTCGCAAAGCTGGTTGATCTGGAAAAAGAAGTCGCCATTGATAACGCTTTGGCTGGTAACTTGTCATTCCTGACCAACCCGAAAGTGGTTTCAGCAATGCGCCAAACACCGCGTCAAGCGTCTGGTGTAGAAGGTAACTTTATCTTGAACGACTCGAACACCCTTCTGGGTTACGGTGTCGCATCAACGACTTTGGTTCCTTCTGATCTGACAAAAGGCTCATCGTCAGGTGTATGTTCTGCCGTCATCTTCGGAAACTTTAGCGAATTGATGATTGCGATGTTTGGTGGGTTGGATGTAACGGTTGATCCTTACAGCCTGTCAACGCAAGGCGCTACACGCATCGCGATGTTCCAAGACATCGATGTTGCAGTTCGTCATGCGGAGTCATTCGCTGCGATTCTTGACGTTACCACATAAGACTAAATTAAGGCGCGGGGAAACTCGCGCCTTTTCCTAAAGGGGAAATTGGAATGAAGATTTCATTACTACGCGGAACAGTTATAAACGGCGAAGCCAAAAGCGCCGGGGATATTGTAGAGGCAGACGATGTTCTAGCTTCTTTCCTTATGTCTACGGGAAAAGGCGTCCCGGCAGATGAAGCGAAAAAATCTGATCGCTCTGTCGGTCTAAAAACGTCCACGGCCACTAAGGTCAAAAAGGGCAGTAAATAGGTTTATCGATGGCGGTTGAAACAGCGGCAGACAGAGCGGTTTTTGTTGATGCGGATGACTTCGGCGTTGCAGCGACTTACACCCCACAGGGCGGCAGCGCAGCGACCGTGAACGGCATCTTTGACAACGACATAGTTGAAGTTGACGCCGGGGGCGGCGTTCCGATGGCTGTTAGACAGCCTCGCTTTAATTGTAGAACCGCTGACGTTTCTGGCGCTGTTGATGGCGATGCGCTGACGGTTAATTCAACGGCTTACACTATTCGGGTCGTGGATCATGATGGAACTGGTATGACCACTCTAGCTTTGGAGAAAATCTAGATGGCGCATGTTAGAAAGCAGATCCGCGATAATATTCAAACCACGTTGACCGGGCTGACAACCACCGGGACAAATGTTTTTACATCGCGGGTTTATCCTATACAGAGCGCGGCTATGCCGGGACTTTGTATCTACACCTCAAGCGAAACGGTTGAGGCCCAAACGATTAAGCCGCCGCGTGGTCTTATCCGCTCGCTTGAGGTGTCAGTTGAAGCGTATGTTGAAAATACAAACGCGGATGATGTTTTGGATACTATATCGGCGCAAATAGAAGCGGCGATGACAACTGATTTGACCAGGGGCGGCTTGGCAAAGGACACCCGGCTGATTGGCTTTGAAGCTGACTTTGCTGGTGAAGGCGAGCGTCCGTTATTCGTGGGTCGCTTTTCTTACGAAATTCTGTATTCTACCACGGAAACAGATGCAGAAACGGTCTATTAGAAAGGGCGTGAAAATGGCAAAAAGAATGCAAGTTTATCCACCAAGCGGCGGGGAGCCGATTGAGATAAGCGCAGAAGATTTAGCTTCATTTGAGGCTAAAGGATGGACGGCTTCACCCCGATCATCCAAACCGAAAGCGGCGAAAGCCGTTAAATCAACCCCCAAAAGTGAGGATTAAAAATGGCTACATTTAGCGGAAGCGATGGGGTGATCTTGGTTGGAACTGACCAAGTTGCCGAAGTTCGTTCATATTCTATCGATGAAACGATGGACACCCTAGAAGACACCAGCATGGGCGATAGCGCCAGAACCTATAAAACGAGTTTAAAATCGTTTAGCGGTTCAGCGGATGTTTTCTTCGATGATACTGACACATCTGGTCAGGGCGCTTTAACTGTTGGCACAAGCGCAACCTTGAATATCCAGATGGAAGGTAACACCACTGGCGACCACAAACTAAGCGGAACGGTCTTAGTTACTGGTCGAACAATCACCGGATCTTTTGATGGCTTAGTAGAAGCCAGCATTACGTTCCAAGGAACTGGTGCTTTGACTGAAGGCACTGTTGCATAACTAGGAGAAAATGAATTATGGCGGCTAATTCTAAATCTAAAGGCATGGGCGTTATAGAACGCGCAAAGGCCCATTATCAAAATCAGCCCATTAAGGAAATCGTTGTTCCTGAGTGGGCTGATGATGATGGTCAACCTTTCACGTTCTATTGCCGGCCATTTACTTTGCAGGATCAAGGCAAGTTGCAGTTTGCGGTTAAAAACCAATCGGAAGCAGATGCTCTTGCAGAGGTTTTAGTTCTAAAAGCGTTGGATAATGATGGAAATAAAATCTTCCAGATTGGCGATAAAGCAGCACTACGCGGTCAAGTTGACGCAAGTGTTTTAGCTCGCATTGCCAATCAGATCATGGGTTCAAACGCTGAGGATCTGGAAAAAAACTAAGGCAGAGCGAGGAACGTCAGTTTTTATTTTTTCTCGCTGAAAAGCTGGGCAAGACGGTCGAACAAATTGAAGCCGAAATGTCTATTGATGAATTTTTGGAATGGTCTGTTTATGTTAGAATACAGTCAGACCGACAAAAACAGGCGATGAATAAAAATGGCAGACAACAGGCTACAGCTAAGACTAGGCGCTAGAGACGAAACTCAGGCGGCGTTTAGAACTTTAAAATCCTCGCTCGCTACAACAAACACAGCCTTTGCAAACCTCACAAAAGTCGCGGCTGGATTAGGCGTTGTTTTCGGCGCTGTATTCATCCGCGACTTACTTGAAGTTAATAAGAAGTTTCAAAACCTTAAATCGTCACTTACGTCATTCACCAATAGCGTTGATGACGCTGACACGGCGTTTAATATTCTAAAAGACTTCGCTAAGACAACGCCATTCGCACTTTCTGAAGTTGTGGAAGGTTTCAACATTTTAGTCTCGCGTGGAATTTCTCCGACCGTTTCGCAGCTTGGAGTCTTTGCGGATATTTCCGCTGGTACATCCAAAAGCATCCGCAGTTTGCGGAAGCAGTAGCAGATGCGTCTGTTAGCCAGTTTGAGCGGCTGAAAGAATTTGGTATAAAAGCCGGGAAAGAGGGTGATAAAATCACCTTCAGCATTGGCGATCTTACAAAAACCGTAAACAACGACGCGGATTCAATACTGGCGGCGTTGACCGAAATTGGAGAAATTGCATTTGCTGGTGCGGCAGAGCGTCAGGCGCTCACGCTGGGCGGGGCAATCACCAATTTACGGGATAATGTTGACGAGTTTCAATTTGCAGTGGGTGAAGCTGGCCTTGGCGCTGCCTTGGTAAAAACCATTAGAAAGATCAGCGAATTTATTTCTGGTAATAACGCGCTTGCACAGCAAGTTTCTAATAAGCTGGTTTATGCGTTGTTATTAATGGATGCCACGCTGGTCTTGGTTTTTGATAATCTTAAAATGATTGGCACGGTTCTGGACGTTGTTTTTGGCGTCTTTGTAATCAGAAAAATTCTGGCTGTCGGAAACCAGATAATCAAGTTCACAAGGGCAATCGTCCAATCACAAATCGTTTTGACAGCGGTAAGAATAGCCACGCAAAATTGGAAGGTAACGCTTGCGGCGGCGGCGGCCGGTATTGCTGTCACGACATTAGCGACAGACAATCTAAAAGAAAAAGCGAAAGAGCAGCTTAAAACTTTCCTTGATAGCATCAAAATAACAAACCTATTTGAAACGGCCATGAACAGCCTTGGCCTTGAGCTTGTTGATATTGAGGCAGCGGCGGCAGAGTTTACAGCCGAATCCGGGAACATGAAAACCGGCGTCACATCCGTTAATAAAACCCTTCCAGAACTGGTAAGACTAATAACCGGCGCGACTGGTCAAATAAACACAGGCGCGGCAGCAACCGCTGACTATACAGCCGCATTCAATAGACTGCAAAAGAAGTTCGCGCCGGTAACGACTGCCTTGTCTGAGCTTGGCGAAGAAACTGAAATACTAGAGCAGCTTTTTGCATCTGGCAAAATAACATCCGACGAAATGACTGATGCCTTGAACCAAATGGCGCGGGAGTCGCTTGGTCTAGACACCACGATGGAAGACCTAAATGATCGGCAAACGCTTCTAGATCAGGCACTAGCGACAAACATAATCAGCGCCAAAGAATATGAAAACGCTGTTGCGGATGTAACTAGCGCGATGGTTGATTTAAATGCGGAAACAGAAAAAAGCTATGGCGCTGGTGCGATAAAAGGCGTCAAAGATTACTATGAATCCATTTCAGATAACGCCGCGAATATGGCTGATTTTGTCACCGGCTCTTTTGACTCGCTTGAAGATACGCTTTCTGACTTCTTCGAAACGGGAAAGCTAGATTTTGGATCGTTCACAAATGCCATCAAGAAGGGCTTGGCTGACCTTGCTGCAAAGGCTGTTATCACCACAGGCTTGAACTTCCTTGGCGATGTATTCCCAACGCTTGAGTTCGCTGATGGTGGTATGGTTCCCGGCTCCGGGGGGCCAAGAGCGGATGACGTTTTGGCGCGGGTTTCATCTGGCGAATACGTTGTAAACGCTGCCAGCGTTAATAAGTTCGGCACGGGTTTCTTCGATGCAGTAAACGCCGGGAAAATGCCGGGCGGTGGCATGGGCATCAGTAAAGACATAATGGAATCAATCACGCCGGGCTTTTTCCTTGGCGGTCTTATCAAAGACATCACCGGCATCGACATCGATATAATTGGCGGCATTGGTGATATTATTAAGGATATTGCCGACACGATTGGTGATGTGATTGGAGTTGTCACTGAGTCTATTCGTGGGATGGTTGAAGGAATAATGAGCGGTGACCTGACAACCATCGCGGCGCTTGCGCTTCCTTTTGTTTTGCCGGGAATTGGATCGGCTGTCTTTGCCAATCTTGGAGCGGGGCAAGGCTTCGCGGCAGCGGTCGGAAATGGAATGTCGAGTTCTTTTGCTTCTGGCATCTTGGGATCTGGTGCAAGCCTGTCATCCATCGCCACATCGGTCGGAATAGAATTTGCCAAGGATAGCTTCACCGACATGCTTTCATCGGCGCTAAGTGATATGATC